TTGTACCTTGTGACTGAGTTAAAGCCAGAGCGTGAGCAGCAGCTAGGGTGTAAACATCGATGTTTTCCGTAGCTACAATACGAATCTGTCTCTTAACTGCTCTGTTGGCTTCTTGTACCATCTGCGAGTCTTCCAAGTTCCCTCGGTCGACACTGAAGGAGAAGCTCTTGTCCTGACTCAGAGTGAATGTCTGAGTACCAGTTCCGAGTTCTGTCAACGTACCGAAACGGTTAGTACCATTTCGGACATAATTGACTTCAGATACCGTATTAACGGTGTAAATTGTGACTGAGTTTTTGCCGTTAAAGTCGAGGCGAACCCCGCCCTTATTGACAATACTGTCAGTCTTGGACTCAAGTGATAGTTTCTCGTCTATCTGACTGAGAACTGCACTTGCATAATTTTGTGCCATCTTAATTTCCTTTTTAGTTTTTAATCGTCAGAAGTCCACAGGTCCATCAGTTCGTCTTTGGGCTTGGCGGGTGGGGCAACCCCAGAATTGGTGTCAGTATTAGCTAACATTTTCTCTGCGTCTTCCTGCCCTTTGATTTGGCCCTTAGTCTCTGAGATGCCTGATGCTCTGGCGAGGGTTTTGTACAATTGGTAAGGCGATACGTTAGAACCGATGACTTGACCTGAGTTTGGGTCAATGACTAAATTGGCTTGCAAAAGCTCTGCGGCTTCATCTGCCAATTCTTTGTCGTAACTATCGCTGTCTTGGTTGAATATCGGAAAGTCTTGGAGGACTCTCTGCGATTCACTCTCAAGCGTTAGTTGGGTGTCAGCTACTTCATTGTTGTACTTGTCCATTGCAGCAGCTTGACGCATGGCTTCGACTTTGGCTTCTAACTCAGTCATACCATCAGCTTCCAACTCGGCTTCAGTTGCGGGCTGATACACTTCGGAGTTGGCTTTTGTCACCTCTTCCCGAAGAGCGTTACGCTGGGAGACTAAATCTCTAATCTCCGTATTGAGTTGGGTTTTGCGCTCGTCGCCTTTGGTCGGCTTGTCTGTTTCAACGGCTGGTTTTTCAACTTCGCCTTCTGTTTCTTTAGATTCCTCGGGTTCAGCTTTGGCTTTTGGCTTGGTAGCTTCTGGCTTAACTTCCTCTTTGGTTTCCTTAGCCTCAGGTTTTTCTTCTAGCTTTTCAGCCTTCTTTGCTGGTGACGGTTCAGCTTTTGCAGGCTCCTGTTCGTCTGCATTAAAGTCGTCAAGAGTAATCTCGGCGTCTTTTACGTCTGTGGCTTCGTCAGCCATAGTGTACCCTTTCTTTTTACGTGTTACGTTCACGGGCGGGAGATGGACTCCGTTCTGACTATGGTGAGGGACCATAACCAGAACGCAATTCACCGACGCTGAGAGTCTTCTATAAGCCCCGCAATCCATTCTCTTTCACTGATTAAGTTACTAGCAGCTAGAGTATTAGAGTTGTGCGCTATCAAAAACTTTTCAGGGTCTGTGCGTATATCATCGGATATGGAACGTACAGACTCATAGAAAGCAATTCGTTTTTCCAGCCTGTCCAATAATTTTAGCAGAATAGGCAGCGCTTCCATAGTATGAGCTTTTTCCCTCTTCCTACTTATCACCTGGTTGGCTGGTTCTCTAGGCATAAAATAATCATTGGGCATCACATTATCCATTTCGTGTTCATCCATTCCTTACCCCCTGAGCCGTAGCTGGTTGTCGGGCTTGTTGCTGTTGCTGCTGGGCTTTTAGCCGAATATTAGCTAGGTCTACTTGCTTCTGATGGTCGAACTGGGCTGCCTTGAGTAAATGGTCGGGCCCGATTTGACTCATCGGGTCGGGTTGTTGGGGTTGTTGGGGTTGAGCCTGTTGTTGTTCCATTTCCTGCTGTTGTTGTTCCTGTTGTTTCATCTGCTGGATAGATTCTTGTATTTGTCCATCATCAATAGACAGTTTTTCGGGATTATCCACCCCAGAGTTAGCGACTATAGAATTCCAGAGGTGCATTTGCTGTTCTTTGGGTATTAAAGTTTGTAAAAATGGAGATTTATCCAATAGTTCAGTCAAGCCTTGCAAAGAACGAAGTTGAGTAATTTTATCTTCCATTTTAGAGGTAGAAGTATCGACCTCGAATTTCAACCCTTCAGTAGCCGAATCATAATCAATCCGAATTTTGTTATCGTCAGACAGATTCGAGAGGTCAAACTTGTGCTCATTAGCTAATTTACGGAGGGCATTAGCTGTCTCCTTATCCAACTGTAATTCTTCAATACCTGTTCGTTCGGCAAAATATAGATTTATAGCCGTCTCGCTCCAGTTAGCGTACCAAGTCTCAAATTGTTTAAGAACATAATTATCGTCTATCCCAAGGTTAGCTTGCATTTGTTTAACGCCCGCAGGGGTCTTAGAAAACCCAGGATTACCGACTTCAGCACTAATAGAAGTATCTGGGCTAGATAACAAGTTTATAAGTTGAGACTTCATTAGACCATAGTTATTGGAAAAGTTCTGTAAAGCAGTAGTGTCTATCTTCAGGGGGATTACATCAGCGTTCTGCTCGGTGCCTACGTCAATGATAGTATTCGGTGCGAACTTGATGCGATTTTTATTAAAACTCCCTTTTTTAATAAGCGGAGGGTTAAGTTGCAAAGCACGATTATATTGGTACATTTGCATTTCACCGTCCATCAGGTTTTGCAAGGAACCAACCAAATCAATGATTCCCCGCCCAAAGGGGTTCCCACCATCTACATCCCCATAAGCGAAGTTAATTGGAATCTCGCCTCTTGGGTCTTTGTTCTCTTTAGTACGGACGATTTTGCCCGATGAAACATGGAAAGTATAAAACTTAGCACCTTTACCTCGTTGGAAGCCAGTGATTAGTTGTACCCCTCCTTTAGTGTTGATGCGCATATCCCGTTCGGCGGGGGTAAGAGCTTTTTCCTCTTTAGTCGATATCATAGTTCGTACTTCTTGGAGAGCGCTAACATCCCAAGTTCTAGGAGTTTTCTTGTTCAGTTTATTCTGAGAAGCTATCAGGGCATCAATGTCGTTGGTCTGCCACCAACTCCGTAGAAAAATATACTTCGAATCAGCATCACTCAGTTTACCTGGCTGTAGAAAAATATCTCCCCAGTATGGAATTCGTAAATCAGTACAAAAGTACCCGCCATGTTCCACGAATGGCGTATAAGTAGGACAGAAACCAAAAGTTAAGAACTTTTCTACAACTGTCCAACATTTTTGGATAAGTGCATAACCCTCATTAGCATTTTTGAGGATTCTATTGGTGTAGATAAAAGAAGCTACTACCGACAGCCAATCGTTAGTATCGCTGGTGACTTTCCCCGTTGGGAGTTGTTGGATTACACGATGAGGCGTTTTGCGGATAATCGAAGCGGTCGTACCATCAGTAGTTTTGGGATATTCCTTGGGGATAGAGCCGTGAGGTTTATTCCTGGCGATGCGTTCATACTCATGGAAATTATCTGTTAAGCCCTCTGTGTATTGTTGAGAAGTCTTAAAAGTTTCGACTACATTTTTCGGTGTTAGATATGCGTGCATACGTATTCAACGAGCAGGGTGAATATTTTTGGCTCGTCTCTATGTATAAAAATAGCATAAAACGTAAGAGATATAAAGCTAACAGATTATCTATTTGGCTTTATTCTTTTCCATAGATAAAGTTTCGTCCACGGAATGTAGATAATTCTCCTTTGCCCAGACTTTACCTTTGTGTTTGCGCATAATTTTTAAGTAAGTTTTGGAGCCTTCATAATCAAAGATAAGTACCTGACCGACATTTAGTTTCTTCTGCCCTTTTTTTGTCAAAACACTAGTAATATCTTCCCACATGTCATCCCCAAATCTTGGTAAGCCGTCCTGAAACTGGTTGGACTAAATCTTCTTTTTCGGGTTCCTTCTCGGTCTGATACATTTGCCACACCCCAGCCAAAGACATAACCAGGTCATCGTGTGCTCCGACTTCCGCCTGAGCTTTCCACATGGTCGAGGTTTGTTTAATCACAAAAGAGAACATCTCATTTATAGTCGGCTTATCGTACAGTTTTATAAGTTGTTTATCGATTGCTTCTTTCAACATTTGTAGCATAATCGGGCGTGTCGCCGAGTTAGTATCCCACCCGTATTTTACGGTATCTTGGATATGCTTAGTTGTACCTGTATTCGTCTTCATCTGATAAATCAGGTACTTGCCATTACGGTTCAGCCTGCCTAGACGGTCTAGCTCAAAAGCTCCGCCATTGTTGCGCTCGTAAGCAATGACTGGCTGGATGCCAGTAATGTCGGAAATGCGTTCTAATTCAAGATGAAGTAATGGTGTCATCTCAGTTGCCGTGGATTTCGAATGATACACCAGGGGAACATCTAACTTTGTTTTACTCAGGAATTGAGCAGCACAATAATCCCCCGCCCCTACTGACGTGTCGGCAAATACTAAGATAAATTCACCTTCTTTGAGCCCCCGATATTTCCTAAACATGCTTAAACTTTCATCGGCTCTATAGCCCCTGTCATATAATCTTGTAATGCGAACATATCAAAATACATTTCACCGCTGGTCAAAAAGGCAGAAGTGGCATCGCTGGGATACTCCTGCTCATACAAACGCCCGAGCTCTTTTTTCTTAGTGTCTAAGTAAGTTTTGTCATATTCCCAAGATGGGTCGTAAAAGAACGTCTTATAGCCCCTTTCTCCTAGTACGGCTTCATCCCAGAATGTCTTAAAGCCATTAAACCCATTGGCAGTGGTTTCCATAGTAACCATCGAGTTCCGAACCACAGCCTCCCCCACGCCCGCTAACAATAGGTCGAGATTGTCTATAGACGATACTTCAGTAAGATGGAGAAAGCTAATATCGTCACCACGACCGAACGAGGAAGACTTAGCTGTACCGATTCTCAACGTATTCAGATAGGTCTTACCGTCCTCCTGTTGCATCTCCATGGCTAGTTCGGACTTCGAGTTATATTTAAGCTTTTTAAGTAAATCAGTACCATTTATATGGTCGTAGGAACGCAGAAATTGTTTAGCCCGTTCTAGCTGTTTAGCGGAGGCTTCCTTATCAAACGACATACTCACGCAGCGTTCGTTCTTACCAAATAAGAACTTAACCATCGCAATCCCCAACAGCAAACTTGAAAATCCCATCTTCCTAGCCTTCAAAATCACATTGCGGTCAGTCGAGTTCTTCAGAAAATCTATCTGGGGTTTGTTTAATAGAAACGGAACATCCAGCTTATCCTTGTCAATAATCCGAAAGTTATCTTCAATAGCTCTCTTATAGTTATCCCATTTCAGCATGATTCTATTTCTGCTTATTCATATAGGCAATAGCTAATACGCCTTGGGTTAGGAATAACACTCCTCCCAATAGGCTATAGTACGCATCTTCTGGGGCTACGGAAACTTGAGCAACCCCACCCACAATTGCAAACGTCCCTAGTATAATGGCTATCCAGCTAAAAATTGTTAATGCTTGTTTCATATAATCTCCTTTAAGT